AAGAGGGTGATATCAAAAAGAAGAAGGTATCTCAAGGTGATAAGACTAAGATTGAACAATTAGACAAAGCTGATATCAAGACTGAGGTCACTGGTAAGGGTTTCAATAGAAACAATTGGTCGACTGGCTCGAATGGAGTTCAGACCTACATTATCAATAACCTCACCAAGGGGTTGGTTGCGTCCGGTATGATTGGGATGTTGTCTGACTCACAATGGTCCGTTGAACGACTGAATGATAATGTCAAGAAAGGTATTCAGTTGGGTACGTTACTTGGTAAGAAGCTAAAGACTCGTAATGAAGAACGTGTCCTTACTACCCCACGTATGAAGAGTGGTAAGTTGAGTGGTCGTATGATTCACGAGATTGGGTTTGGTAACTTCGATATCTTCGAACAAACTTTGATTAACAAATCAACACCAGTTCTACTACACATCTCAATTGATGCAAGTTCATCTATGAATGGTAATAAGTGGAACAATACCCAAACTGCTGCAGTCGCAATTGCCAAGGCCGCTTCGATGACTGAAAATATTGATGTGGTTATCTCATATCGTGGTGTCTACTACAACCGACACAATTGGTCGAGTGTTCAACCTCTGATGTTGATTGCTTACGATAGTCGCAAAGATAAGTTCTCTAAGATTCAACAATTATTCAAGTACATCCAATCTGATGGAACTACACCAGAGGGGTTATGTTACGAGGCTGTGTTGAATGAGATTACTAAGACTTCAAATGGTACTGATACGTACCTCATCAACTTCTCAGATGGTTTCCCTGGCTTTGACAACAGTCAGATTAACTATGGTGGTGTTGCTGCTCGCCAACACACTGCTGACCAAATTAAGAAGATTAAGAAAGCAGGTGTTAACGTTCTTTCTTACTTCATCTCAGATTGGGGTGATGGATATGGTAGTGATGGTTTCCGTGAAATGTATGGTAAGGATTCTGAGTTCATCGATGTGAAGAGTGTTGCTCAGTTGGCTAAGACATTGAACAAAAAGTTCGAAGTTAAAGTTTAACAATTTCTTAACATTGGGGACTTGGTAGAGTCCCCTTTTTTCACTATATTTACTATGTAATAATGAGAGAGATAAAAGTTATGAAAAACAAGATTGGAAATTACGAGATTCAACTTCAAGGAAGTTCAATTTCAATTCGCAACAACGGAATGTTAACTCGTGTCATCGAGTGTCAACCTATCAACGCCATTGAGAAATATATGGAGTTAGGTATTAAGTTGGGTGAACTTGTTAAAAAAGGTTAATCCAAACTTTAACAATTCTTTAACACTAAAGGTTTGGATGTTCCAAATATATTCCTTACATTTACAAAGTAATAATGAGTAATAATAATTGATGTTTATGAAAGCACAAAAATCAGTTTTCGGTAAGATTGTCGAGGTAGATGGTCTCCTAATGTTCCAAGACTCTGAAGGAGTCAACTTCCTCATCGAGGAACTTAACGAGAAGGGTTCTTCTCTTTACAAACGTGCCAGAGCGGCCGCTAACAACCCATCTAAGTGGGGTTGGAAGGTTCGTGTGGTAGGAACACTAAAGTCCGGTACAATCGGTCATACACGTGTCCCCTCTGATAAGATTGAGTCTAATCCAGAACCAGTCGGTAATTTCACTGCCCCTAATGGTGGGTTGATGTCTATGAAGTATGAAGTGACTCCACAAGTTACTCCTACATCAGTTGAGATGCCAGATGATGTCCTCAAGTTTATCCACGAGGATGCAAGTGGGTTGAAACCTCAGATGTTGTTTATGAACCCACTCAAGTGGAAGTATCTGATTCGTAACATCATTCGTGGTAAGAACATTATGATGACTGGACCTGCTGGGTGTGGTAAGACTATGGCTGCCAAGGCTGCTGCCAATTCGATTGAGGGTTACAATACATTCGTAATTAACTTGGGTGCAACTCAAGACCCACGAACCACTCTGATTGGGAACACTCAGTTCGAATCTAAGAAGGGTACGGTCTTCAATGCAAGTCCGTTCGTGAAAGCAATTCAAACACCAAACACGGTTGTCGTGTTGGATGAGTTGACACGTGCTCACCCCGAAGCACACAACATCCTAATGACGGTACTTGACCAAGGTCAACGATACCTACGATTGGATGAAGCTGCCGATGCTCCGGTTGTAAAGGTTGCTGAAGGTGTTTCCTTCATTGCCTCTGCCAACATTGGTAATGAGTACACTGCGACTCGTGCACTTGACCGTGCAATCCTTGACCGATTTATGATTATCGAAATGGATACCTTGACTATGGATGAAGAGACTTCACTTCTTCAAATGATGTATCCTTCAGTTGAACTTGACACTCTCAAGTCAGTTGCTGAGATTACTTCAATGACTCGTTCTGAGTTGTTGTCCGAGTCACCAAAGTTGACCAACGCACTTTCAACTCGTACTGCAGTTGAGATTGGTTCTCTACTCTACGATGGGTTCTCACTTGAAGAGGCTGCTGAGATTACGGTCTACCCTCTCTTCGATAAAGATGGTGGTGCTGATTCTGAAAGAACTTATATGAAACAATACGTTCAAAAGTTCTTGGGTCAAACACCAGAGAATGAAGATTTGTTCAACGTTGAAACTGAAGACATCTCTAACCCTTTCTAAGGGTTAGGGTGTCCCTAATGGAAGGTGGCCGAGTGGTTAAAGGCGACTGACTGTAAATCAGTTCTCATAAGAGTACGGGGGTTCGAATCCCTCCCTTCCAACTAAATTAAAATTAACTATGGGATTTAATCCGTTCAAATGGTACACCAAAGGTAAAAAGAAACGCTTGCCCCAAAGCGCTCACTTGTTTGACAAGATTCAAAATGGGGACTTTGATTACTCTCATTATTACAAGGAAGCGGAGGAGGCTCGTAAAGAGTACTCCTCCCTATTCCAAAAAACGTTAGATGAGACTGGTGACTATTCAGCTGCCAGATGGAAAGCAAAGATGAAGAACGTTCGTGCTTTGAAACTTGATGAAGAAGCATTTAACGATGAGCAAAAGATGTTATGGTCTCTGAAGAATGAACTACGAGAAGAGTTTGGGTTTTGTCTTTGGGACACGATGATGACTGAAGAAGCAATGGACCTCGAAGAACTCTATGATTATTATTGTCAAGAAAAAATGCGTAGAGAAGGTTTGGATATTTAAAAATTAATTTGTATATTTGTAGAGATGATTTACGACCCTAATAATGAATTAACTGAAGAACAACTATCTAACCTATCCGAAGATGCATTCTTTGAGTATATAGATAGTAAGGCAGAATACTTAAAACAATTTAGTAGACCATTACCAGGTCACTTGTTAAAGAAGTATGCATACATCGATGCTGCAAATCGAGGTGATAAAGTCTCAGACTCACACCACGAGAATTTAAAGAAGATGGCTAACGAGTATAGTACTAAAGCAACTCAACACATTGTTGATAAATTAAATGAGGATGGGATTCAATAAAAGAATATTACCCAATAAGATTACACTTCAGAATATGGTGTACGACTTTGGAGTTGAGTCAGTAGTTAAAAAGTATATAAACGCAGATGTATTGTTTGGTGATGCTGAATCTAAGACATACTTCGAAACAATAGTAAGAGAATATGAGTTGGGAAAGTGATAATGAGTTTGAGGAAATGTTCTCAGAAATCCGTAAGGAGTTGTATAAGGATGACTTCTTTCATTTGATGCTGATTGAGGATGTTGAAAGATATTTACATTACCTACGTGAGCATCTACAAAGTGCAAATGATAATGACCTACTTGCTGACATACTAAAGTTGGCATTGGATGACTACCAAAAAGATGAGGTCGATATGGCTTTAGATGAATTGTCTGAGAAGGGTCTCATTCAAATGGTGGTGCGTGAAGATGGTAAACTTGCTTACCAAGCAACTGAACAAGGGTTAGAGGTTAATGAATTGATTAACTTCGCAGGAAATCAAATCGAGGAACAATCAAATAACATTATGGATATTAAATATTCACCCGACCTATTTAGGGTAACTGGAGTTGATGACTCAATTAGATTCATTGACCAATCGGATAACTTTGAGTTCATTGTTATCCCAGCAGGAAGACAACACAATGGTGAGGAGTTCGTTAGTTTCTACCACACTATTTTTCAAGACTACCATTGGGGAAGTCCGAACGGAGAATACAAATTGGTTGATGAGATTCAACTATTTGATATGTTAAACACTAATTATAATCAATCTAAATAATAGAAACTATGGCTTATTACATTGCTAAAGTAAAGGTTCATCACGAAGATGACAAAGGAAGAGTTAAGAAAGTAACGGAACAATACGTTGTGAATGCAGTATCGGTTACCGATGCAGAAGCAAAAATTGTTGCTGACTTTGAAGGAAGTAACTTAGAGTATGAGGTGACTGCTGTTACTGATACTAAAATTATTAGTATTATCGAATGATATACGAAGCAGGAGATAGTGTAATTGTAAATGTGAACGGCACCTACCGAGTGGGTGTCGTTACACAAAAAATCAAACTAAAGAAAGGTTTGGTTTATTCAGTCGAGTTAGAAAACGGCAAGACACTTGAACGTTGTTCCGTAAATAAAGAATTAAGTTCATACCACATACATCGTGGGCTTTCTAAACAATTAAAGAATGGTAATTGATACAAAGAAATTCAAATCTCTCAAACGTAGAGTTCTAAAGAAATACCCAAATGCTAAAACCCAAATGAATTCCAATGGTAAATATTATGTTGCCGATGGTATGGGTTCAGCAATTGGTGATGAGTTTATGATTCCAGCACAAGAGTCGGTTCAAATGGCTTGGTACTGGGCAAACGAATCTGCTAAGTTAGAACAAAACCTAAGAAGAACACATCCAGATAAAACTGGGTTGGATTTTAATGAGAAAAAGTTTGATAGAATTTCACGTAGAAATCGTAAGAAGTAATTTCATTAAGGTTGTGTAAACTATTTATACTTGAATCATAAATCATTTAGATATGAAAAAACACAACAAAAAGTGGAGTGGGACTGTAAACCATTCTTACGCAGTTACGGAAAGTGAGGTAGAAAGACAGGCAAAGGCATATGGGAAGAACTATACTTCTATTGACTTTGGATTTAATCCTGACTTGAAACCCGAAGACTTCCCTATGAGAAATTCAATGGAGATGGGAGTGCTTATGATTGGTAACCATCAAATTGAATTGACTAAAGCTGAAGCAGTTAAGATTATTACTACTCTTGATACTGCCATCTCATCTACCCAGCAACGTTATCGTGTTGGAACTCTACAATAGTAGAACTTGGATAAGGACATCATATCTCGAATCCTTGAAAAAGGTGAATCATTTGATAATGAGTTAGCATCATTTTTAGATGATGGGGTTTCTTCAATCTTAGTTGAACGAAGAGACCCCTACTTCACTATCGCAAAAAACAAAGTTAAATTATTGATATCGGTTACCAACCCAACTGGTGAGGTGCGTTCCTCATATACTGAGGAGATGATAACTCGATTAAACAAACTATATTTTAGTTTGAATGATAAGTTTGGTAAGATTTTTACTGAGATATGTATTGAGTCCGTTAAGGAGGGTGAATACTTAAATAAAGAAGCATTATCATTACTTAACGAGATACATAAGTCAATACGATAGATACTTATTATAAAGGAGGAGTTCGTATGGAAGATTACGGTGATTGGATTTGGGATGAGTCCGAATACAACTTCTTTATGTCGTTGGGTGATATTGCAAAGTTAGAGTATATGTATGACTACTTCAACTTAGATGATGATGAAATCACCGAGTTTGAATTAGACTTTGATGATGAGGAAGATGGTGGTCCATCTGCTACAAGCATCGATGTGGTCATTACTGATACTCACTTTCTTATAACGTGCTCCAATAAGGAAATCTTAAAGAAGACTATTGGGATGTTTAAAATGGATGGGTATATTATCGTACCCGATAAGGTCAGGGGTGACACACATTACTACAAATATGTAGGGATGTCATCACCATTCTCGGTAAACTGACAACGTGTCATAAAAAATACAAATGGTATGTCTATTGTTATATTAATAACACATTAATAATTTAACAAAAGGATATATTATGACATTTAATCAATTTAACACTTTGGTATCTGACTTTATGTTAGGTGAATGGGGAACTGAGTCCGGTTTATCTGCCAACACTGCTTTCCTAAAGGATGATGTATTAACTATGGAGTTTGAAGTTCCTGGTTTGTCTAATAAAGACATTGAGGTTTTAGTAGAAGACCGAATGTTGGAAATTAAGGCAGAGAAAGAACATCGTAAGTTCCACAAGAGATACAAAATCCACGATGCATTTGATATCAACGAAACTTCGGCAATTGCTAAAGATGGATTGCTAACCATTACTATCCCTAAGTATGAGGACCGAAGAGCAAAATCAATTACAGTAAAAGTTAAGTAAGATGTTTAGATTCTTCAGGTCTCAAAAAGTTACGTTTAATAATAAGTTGTTCATCGTGGTCAGAAAGATTCGTGCTGACCATAATCCGATAATTGAAACTTGGAAAGACCACCTCGGTGTTGACACGGTATTGAAGAGAGATGGTTATTACTATTTTTGTGAAGAGATTCCAAATATAGACTTTGAAGAATTAACATAAACTTAACAAAGGGGGCTTGTAAAAGTCCCCTTTTTTTTGTACTTTTATATAGTAAAAGAAAAACACTATGACAAACCTCGGATATTGCTGTATCAATATGACCCTACGAAAGGACAAGATTACCACCAATCGTAGTATGATTAAACGAACATTCTTAAAGGAGGGTGTCGATAGGTCTTCAGAACTTGCTTTAGAGAACGTTAGAGACCTTGTAAAGATTATTAAGTGGAATCATACCAACGGATTTAAATTGTTCCGTATGTCCTCTGATTTAGTTCCGTGGGCAAGTGAGTTTCAATTGTCTGATATGAAGGATTATGAAAAGTTTGCTAATGTACTCAAGGGTGCAGGTGCTCTTACTAAGTCGTATGGTCAACGTATCACATCTCACCCTGGTCCATTCAATGTTTTAGTATCACCTAATGACCGAGTGGTAGACAATACTATCAGAGACCTTTCCATTCACGGAGAGATATTTGACCTTATGGGATTGGAACGTAGTTACCAAAACCCAATCAACATTCATTGCAATGGTGTCTATGGTGATAAAAAAGCTGCGATGGATAGATTCATCAAGAACTTCAAACGACTGCCTGAGTCAGTTCAATCACGATTGGTTGTTGAGAATGATGATAAGGCAAGTATGTATTCAGTCAAAGACCTTATGTATCTACACGAACATATTGGTATTCCAATTACGTTTGACTATCACCACCACAAGTTCAACACTGGTGGGTTATCGGAGCAAGAAGCATTGGAACTTGCTATGTCAACTTGGGGTGACTACAAACCATTGGTTCATTACTCTGAGTCAAGACAAATAGAAGAAGAGGGTGTAAAAGCACAAGCTCATTCTGATTACATCTATTCTGAGATTAACACCTATGGTCACTCTTTGGATATTGAGGTGGAGGCTAAGATGAAGGAACTGACTGTGTTAAACTACTTTTCAAATTTTGGAAAACACAATTAGACACAGGAAGGGGATTAGCTTAATAGAAATGTTTTATAAACTTATTTTTCTATATTTATGTTTATGAACTGACAAGTTCTAAACTTATTAGCTTATTAGCTTTAAACAATAATGTTTGGAAATAAATACAAGTTGTGAAGTTAGTAAACATAGATTTTGGAAAAAAAAATGAAAAAATTTTTAAATAGAAAGAATTGGTTCATCTTACTGATGTCAATTAGTACCTTAGCACTTGCTGGTTCTGCAGCATACTACTCCGTATTTGGATTGAGTTCATTGTTTGCTGGAGCACGATTTGAGGTAATCGTAATGGCATCTTCATTGGAGTTTAGTAAACTTATCATAGCATCATACCTACATAATAATTGGAAGACTGCTGGGTGGATGAAATGGTATCTTACTATTGCAGTTGGTATTCTAATGGTGATTACATCGGCCGGTATCTATGGATTCCTAACATCAGCATATCAAAAGACTGCTGACCAATTAGGAGTAATGGATAAGCAAGTCCAAGTGATTGACTTAAAGAAACAAAGATTCCAAGAACAATTGGATTACTTTAATATAGAAAAGAAACAACTATCAGAATCTATCACCGACCTACGAAATGGATTATCTAATAACCAAGTTCAGTATCGTGATAAAGAGACTGGTCAGATTATAACAACAACCTCATCATCTCAACGTAAGGCATTGGAAAGACAATTGACCTCAGCAGTTGAATCAAGAGATGGGGTATCAAAGAAGATTGAGGTGTTAACGGATTCCATAACCTCTCTCGACTTACAAATATTAGATTTGGAATCCAACAATGAAGTTGCGGCAGAGGTTGGTCCTTTAAGATATATGTCTGAAATCACAGGCAAATCTATGGCGACTATTGTGAATTGGTTTACACTATTAATTGTATTTGTGTTTGACCCACTCGCAATCTCAATGGTAATTGCATTAAATAAACTAACTAAAAAGGATGAAGATGGAAATAATCTTAATGTGCTCACTTTTACTAATAACGACCTTGGGGATACCATTAGTGATGATACCTCAGATGAGGACAATGGCGAATCGATACCAATACCTACAAATGAAGTGGGAGAAGAAAGAAACGAAGAGGTTCAAGAAACTCCTGAAGAAGTCAAAAAAGAAAAAGAAGAAGTAGAGTTTATACCTACTGATGAAGAAGCAAAGGACTTATACGGCGAAACTCCTAAAAAGAAAAAACAACCCAAACCTAAACACACCTATATGGCAGTTCAGCGTGGAGTTCGTAATAAGTAAATTTGGATTACTCGATTATTTTTTGTATATTGTATACAAATAAACAAGTTATAAACAATGGATGAATTGTATGATGGTGCTACAAGCACTGGTAAATATAAAGTAGGGTATAGTGAGTCTGATAAAGAAGACACTCAATTAAATTATTATAGAGAGTTTGATTATGGTATCGATACTACTGATAACGTAATCTTAATCCAAGATGAAATCACTTCGGGGTTAACTTTTGATATCGTATCAAAGGTTCGACTACTCAAGAAAATTAATGGTGATATCTCATCAATCAATATCTTACTTAACTCACCAGGTGGTGATGTTATCGAGACTCTTGCTTTAATCGATTTTATCCAATCACAAAAAGAACAAGGTATTACGTTCAACATTATTGTTCGTGGAGCTGCAATGTCGGCAGCTGCCTTGCTATTGACTTGTGGAACTGGAGTTAGAGCTGCAAGTAAACACTCTAAGATTATGGTCCACCAATTATCTACTGTTGTAGTGGGTAAGTTGAGTGACATCAAGTCAAACGCAAAGTTCTCAGAACAATTAGAGGATGATTGTAATCAATTGATGGCAGATTACTCAAAGATGGATAAAGAGTATTGGGAGGACATCTCATCTTCAGACTATTTTATGTCAGCAGATAAAGCATTAGAATTGGGAATTATAGATAAAGTAATTTAATATGTTAGACTTTTTTACAGCAGAAGAACTTGTAGGGAACTACGAGAAGTTTCGTAAACTAATCAATCAAACATTTAGTGGTGACCGATTGGAATCCCTAAATAAAATGTATGACCACTTTGAGGACCGTATCTTATATACACCTGCCTCATCGTTTGAGCATTTCCATAATGCATTTCCTGGTGGATACATTGACCACGTTCTTCGTGTGACTCGTAACGCAGTTAAGACTTACGAACACCACAAAGACTTAGGGATTGACTTAGAAGATTTAAGTAAAGAGACTGTAATCTTTACGGCACTACACCACGACCTTGGTAAGTTAGGTAATGTTGATGAAGACTTCTATATCAAGAACGACTCTGAATGGCACGTTAAGAATCAAGGTAAGATTTACAAAACAAACCCAGACATTCATTGGATGAATACTAACGATAGAACTTTCTATTTGTTAAACTACTTTGGTGTTAAGTGTACTGAGGAAGAATGGATTAGTATGAAACTTACCGATGGTCTTTATGATGATAGTAACAACGAGTATCTTACTAAAACATTTGCAGGTCAGAAGTTAAAGACACCACTACCACACATCATGCATCAAGCAGATTTAAATGCTTGTACATTCGAGTTCCAACGATGGAGTAAAGAAATGAATCCAGTTAAATCAACTCGTAAACCATCTACTGGTAGACCTGCTAAAGGTAACTTGACTGAGACCTTTGCTAACAACGATGTTAAACCCACGAGTGTATTTGATGCATTTAAAGGAATTATAGAGGACTAAGATGATTGTTACAATTATTATATTATCAATAACCACTATTGTGTTTTTGTATACCACAATAAACCTTCTTCGTAAGAATGAAGCACACGAAGATGTGGTTGTAGAGCAGGAGGAATTAATAGCAGAAATTGCCAAGAAAGTAGATGAGTCTATGGCACGGATGAAGGATATAGATAAGTTAGGTTCGTTTGAAGCAGATGATGAGACTGGGTATATCTTTAAAAATTTATATGAAGTAATCGAAGATTTAGAAAAATACTATGGGACGCAAGAGGAAGAATAAAAGGTATTTTACTAAAATTACCGAGATTGCAATTAACGCATATAATAATTGTGATGACCAACGAATGAAGAATAAAATCTACAATAGATTTATTCACTACCCATTCGATAAACTTTCTGAAAATGTAATCCATACATACAAGACTTACTACTTTGAAGTTCCATATGAGGATGTAAAAGCAAATGTAGTTGCATTCCTAAATGAAAAGATTCATAAGTTCAATGGTGATAATGGTAGAGCATTCTCATACTTCACCGTAATCGCACGTAACTATTTGTTTAACGAGAACAATAAGAACTACGAACGTATGAAGGCACGAGACGGCATCGAAGTGATTGATTCATCTCGTAATATCATCAACGAAGTATACGACCTAAAACAACAAGAAGCATTGAAAGACTTTATGGACTACTACGTTCGTTATATGGACTACAATGTGTTTATGTTATTCAACAAAGATAGAGATAGAAAAATTGCTGACTCCTTAACTGAATTATTCAGAACAAGAGATAACCTTTACTCATACAACAAAAAGGCACTCTACATACTTATTAGAGAGAGGACTGGTGTTCAGACTCAATACATCACAAAGGTGGTTGGTAAAATGAAATTAATTTATAGAGAACTATACCTTGACTATATGATGGGTGATGTTCTACCAATAACTCACCGAGTGGAGGAATTTAATGGATAAGGATAGTGAATTATTTAAAGGTAAAAGTTTCTCGGATATAATGTCTGATATATACTCAAACCAAAAAAAGAAAGACCGACAAATTAAATTGTTGATTGCACAACTTGAACCTATGGTCAAGAACCTCAACGATGCTGCTGTGGTCGTTCCCCTTATTAAAGAATACTTAGACATCTCAGTAAAGAACGATGATGCATTAATCAAACTTGCTGCAATCGTTCAACGAATGATGAAGGATAGTAATAGTGGAGAGTCGGGTGGTCTAATCCTAAGTGATGAAGAGAAGCGCCAACTGATGGATGCTATCGATGAGGTAGAGAAAGACATCCCTAAAGAAGATGGAGATGATGAATGAAGTTAGGAACAGTAGTTGGGGTATATCTTTCGGATGATACCTACGAAAACTTTAATTCTATAACCGTATCCCTAAGAGATAGAGGTTCTAAAAATTTATTAAGATGCACACCCTTGGACACCAACTCACGGAAGATACCCGTGATTGGTGAACAAGTGTATGTATTGGTAGGTAATTCAGATGAAGCATCAGGTGCTTCTAACTCTACAAAGAATTATTATCTATCAACGGTTGGTATACAAAACAATGTAAACCATAATGCTCTACCAAAGTTAACCAAAGCAGAGGGTAGTTCAGTACCAAACTTTGGTCAAGTATCAAATGGTATACCAGCACAATCATCAACTGATAGTCCAAACGATTTGGGTATTGGATTTGAAGAGGTGAGTAACTTATCACAATTACAACCATTCATTGGTGATGTAATTCACGAGGGTAGGTTTGGGCAGTCTATAAGATTTGGATACACACCACAGGGGACTAAGGGTAGTGACAATCGAATCAAAGGTGTTGTTACTGAGCCATCTTGGAAATCAACTGACCCTAAGTCACCAATTACTATAATTAGAAATGGTGCTGGTGAATCACGTGGATATAATAAATTTGTGATAGAAGATATCAATAAAGATGACTCATCAATTTGGTTAGGGTCTAAACAAACTATTGGACTAACCCCATCCAACTCATTTACACTTGGAGTAACACCCACTAACTTATATAAGAATCCACAAATCGTATTGAACTCTGACCGAATCGTATTGAACTCAAAGTCAGACTCAGTTTTAATTAGTGGTGACAAGTCGGTAAATGTATCAACTCCAAATTGGAAAGCCGATATGGATGTGATATTCAGTCAGTTGGAATCGATAACTGATGCACTATTACAATTAGCACCTGCTATAACTGCAGCTACTGCAGGACCTTTCCCAGTTCCAAGTCTTGCTACTGCAGGACCTCAATTGTTATCGACAATTACACAAGTCAAAACTCAGTTAACATTAATGAAACAATAATTATACTTAGATAATATTTATAACTATGGATACAAAGAAACTAATCAAAGCAATTCAACTCATTATTAAAGAAGAGGTTAGGAAGGAAGTGGCTAAAGAAAAGAAAGCACTTCGTAAATCTCTTATGAACGAAATGAAAAAATCTCAACCACAAGTGGTGGAAAGAGACCCATTGGATATTGAGCACGTTTTTGAACAAAGAACTCAACAACCAACTCAACCTGCTAAATCATTTACTAACAATTCTATGTTGAATGAAATGTTAAATGAAACTGCTCAAGGTGGTGAGTGGAGAAGTATCAACTCAAACGGAGTTGGTGGTGGTATGTTTAACTCATCACAAGCACAAGCATTTGGTGGTGGCATGATGAATCAGCAACCACAAGTTTTACAAACAGCAGAAGGTCGTGCCGTATCTACTGAGCAACTACAACAAACTGAAGCAGGTCAAGCAGTGGTAAATGCACTAACACGTGACTATTCTAAGTTGATGAAACATATGAATGATAAGAAGGGTAAATAATGCCAATTCGTAAAGAGTATAAGAGAAATCCATTAGACCTTAAACCAAACAAGGCTATTGGTGTAAAGTTACCATTAGGTGGTGACCCTATATTTCAATTGTCTTATACTACCGAAGACCAAGCATTATCCAATCTCAAAAACTTATTATTGACTCGTAAGGGTGAGAGACCATTTCAACCATTATTTGGTTCAGACATTTTCTCATTACTATTTGAACAAATAACAGAAAATCTAAATACGGAGTTAGAAGACTCAATCAGAGATGATATTAGATTTTGGTTACCTTACATTATAGTAGATGATGTGAGTGTTGATACTGAAGAAGATAATAACAAAGTATCAATCACATTGAGAGTTAGAGTTACCGAAAATGGTGCAAATACACAAATAACAATACTCGTTACCGAACAAGGTAATGTTTCTATTGTCTGAGGATAGAAGATGGCAGATAAAGTAAAAAAAGATGTAAACTTAGTTGGTAGGGATTTCGGTGATATCCGTAAGAACCTAATTGACTTTACTAAAAACTATTTCCCAAATACCTACAATGACTTTAATGAGTCATCTCCAGGTATGATGTTTATGGAAATGGCTTCATACGTTGGTGATGTATTATCATACTACACCGATGTTCAGTTAAGAGAATCCATCTTAGAAGAAGCACAAGAAACATCAAATGTATTTACAATAGCACAATCATTTGGATACAAACCAAAGTTATACGTTCCTGCTACAACAACCCTAACAGTCTATCAATTAGTTCCTGCTCAGGGGAGTGGTGATAACGTAAGACCAAACTTTGATTACGCACTCACTTTAAAAGAAGGCATGGTAGTTGGGTCATCAACAAACTCAGATGTTGAATTCACCACCATAAATAAAGTAAGATTTGGGTTTTCATCATCATTCGACCCAACCGAAGTATCGGTTTACCAAATCGATGAGACTACTGATGAGCCAGTATATTACCTACTCAAAAAATATGTAAAAGCAGTTAGTGGTAAAGAGAAAGAAGTAACCTTTGATTTCGAATCACCAAAACCATACGACAAGATACGATTATCTGATGATGAAGGTTTGATTGATGTTATAGAAATCATAGATGATGATGGTGATGAGTGGACTAAGGTGGAGTACTTAGCACAGGATACTGTGTTTGAAGAACTACCAAATACAACCGACTACTCAATCGCTATGTCGGGTTATGCTAATGAGACTCCTGCTTTACTCAAACTAAAAAGAGTTCCTAAAAGATACATAACTCGTATTACTGATGAGGGTGAGATTGATATTCAATTTGGTGCAGGTGTATCATCGAATGCTGATGAAGAGATTCTACCAAATCCAGATAATGTTGGTTCAGCATTATATCCAGCAAGTGGTGACCTTGACCAAGGTATCGACCCATCTAACTTTATGTATGCTAAGACCTATGGAGTTGCTCCATCAAATACAACTTTAACTGTTAAGTATAGAGTTGGTAATGGTGTGGATGACAACGTACAATCCTCAGACCTTACTGAATTGGTAGAACGTGTAATTGAAACCGACACTTCAGCATTGGTAAGTGATGTTGTTAATGTTGTACAAAATTCAATCGCAGTCACTAACGAAGTAGCAGCAGGTGGTGGTGCATATGAAGAAGAGATTGAAGAAGTTCGTAATAATGCAATAGCATATTTCAGAGCACAAAATAGAGCAGTGACTCGTGAAGATTACTTGTTGAGAGCATACGCATTACCACCACAATTTGGGTCGGTAGCAAAAGCATATGTTGCACCTGACTTCCAAATCAATACATTATTGGATGATGGTATAGACCCAATTCCAAACCCATTAGCCATCAACTTCTATACATTAGGGTATGACTCTAATAAGAAATTGACTCAACTAAATCCTGCAACAAAACAAAACCTACAAAACTACCTATCGTATTATCGCATTCTAACCGATGCCGTAAACATTAAGAATGCATATGTGGTAAACATTGGTATTGACTTTGAAATTATTGTTCTTCCAAACTACAACTCGAATGAGGTTCTATTAAAATGTATCGATGCACTTAAAAAGTTCTTTGATATTGATAGGATGGGAATCAACAAACCAATCCAACTTACTGATGTGTATGTGTTATTAGATGGTGTCGATGGAGTTCAATCAGTAGTAAGACCTGATAAAGAAGGATTGGGTGGATTACAAATAGTAAACAAGTATGGTGGTAATTACTCATCAAACAAATATAACATCCAAAACGCAACTCGTGATGGTATCGTGTATCCACCAAAAGACCCAACGTGTTTTGAAGTGAAGTATCCCGATGTAGACATCAAAGGCCGTGTGGTATCATTATTTTAAGAGGTAGAAAATGATTTATAGAATATATCCAAGTAAAGACACAACACTATACGAAGACACTTCTCGTAAAAACCAAAACACAGGTAAGGATGAGATTTTAGAAATCGGTAAGTTCTACGATACTGATAATACAACCCTATTGGGTAATAGTCGTGCTCTTATAGAATTCGACCTAAGTTCAATTTCATCATCAGTTGTATCGGGTGAAATTACATCACCACAATATAGATTACGTGCTGAGAATGTTGAGAGTCGTGGTATCGCATCATCGTATGATTTATACGTATTCCCTATCAGAGAGTCGTGGGATAATGGTGTTGGGTCTGAAGCAGACACTCCACATAATACATTAGATTCAACGTGGGTCAACCGAATCAGTGCTTCTGCTTGGGATACACAAAACTCAACTGTTGATAAAGCAAAGACACCGGGCAGTATTGCTGCACTTGAAACATACTATGACTTTGTTGATACTACTGGGTCTTTTGAATTAATAGACCAAATAAAAGGTACTGATGGGACACCTCCACGATTAAGAATAGTAGATAGTAAATTGGAATTGTCTGCATCCAACTATGGAGGTGCTACATTAAATATATCAGCATCGAGTTTGAAATTAGATTCAATATATAATGTTGAATTTGATTTACAATTAGGTGGTTTAAATGGTGTTGATTTTAGAGTTTACGACCCAAATAACGATGCACTCACAGAAGGTGAACTATCAAACTATGCAGAAACATTATCTACAAATGGTACATACACATTTGCATTTACTGCGAGTATTGCTGGTTTATATAAAATACAAATGTCATACTTTGATTCAAATGGGTATGTCAATGGCACATCTGGAACAATTGATAATTTCATAATTTATAGAGAGGTTGACCGAAACACTCTAATCTTAGATGAATTTGATATTAATGGTCCAGTACCAAACACCTATTTTTTAAACAATGGCATTACTGGGGCATCTAACAATACGGCAAGTATATATGTAGAAAATCAAAAACTTTTTATGAGAGCATCAAATTTTGCAGGTGCTACATTAAATAGGGGTTACGTTCTCCAAGCCGGAGTTCCATACACCTCAAGTTTTGAATACGATACCCTTAATATGCCAAGTGGTATTGATTTCGTGATGTTAGACCCAGATGGTCGAAGTCTAAGAGATAACGAGATTGTAAATAAACCAACTAATTTAACAGGTGCCGGTACTTCAAGTTTCTTTATAACACCACAACAAGATGGTGAGTATTTATTTACTTGGGAATTCTTTGGGTCTGGGTCATCCGATTATAGTTCTTCATTAGACAACTTTACATTAAAAACTGATTATAGTTTAATTAATACATCATCTGCATATTTAGATATCTTTTACGATGCACGTTGGGCTGTTAATGAGGGTGGTGGTACTTGGTACACTGCATCATTTACAAATGGAGTTCATTACAAGCAAACATTTAACAATTATACTGATAACTTAAATGTAGAGGTTACTGAGTATGTAAATGAATGGTTGGATGGAACACGTAGTAATAATGGTATCATTGTTAAAAAGACCAACGATGCCGAATCTGATAGTAGAAAATATGGTTCAATCAAATTCTTTTCATCTGATACCAACACAATCTACCCACCAGTTCTTGAAGCAAGATGGGATGATTCATCATTTGATACTGGCTCATTAGACCCATTGAGTGGTGATGATATTATATTATATGTTAAGAACCTCGCAACTGAATATAAGGAAACTTCCAAAGGTAAGATTAGAGTATTTGGTAGAGACCGATTCCCAGCAAGAACATTCTCGACCACTTCTAACTATAAGTTAGTTAAATACCTACCAACTACCTCGTATTACTCGGTAGTTGATGCTGATACGGAACAAGTAATTATTCCGTTCGACACTAATTATACTAAACTGAGTTGTGATTCCGAAGGTAACTACTTTAACTTTTGGTTCAACGGATTACAACCAGAACGATTCTACAAGTTTGTATTTAGAGTAGACCTAAATGGGACTACTAAATATTACGATGATAATTTCTACTTTAAGGTGGTTAGGTAATGGCGGAAAGACAAATAAGAAGAAATGGTAGAGGTCAGATAATCTCATACGAGATATTTGGTGCATTGGATTCCAACATCGAGTCTGACTCTTATGGTAAGTCACGATTCACCAATTCGGGTGAGAATGGTACTAAGGTTTCTAAGTTCGTGGAAGCTTCATATAATAATATTATAGACACCACAATATCAGATGAATTAAGAAGACCACTAAGAGATACTAATTTAAATGTAGAATTGGGTGAAGTCGCTCTTAATTTTGTGGTAGGTACGTAATATGGCATTAGATAGATTCCTAAATAAAGAACAAGTAACTGGGTTTACTCCGACATTTGGCAAAACAATTGAAGGGGTTCAAACTCAAGAATTGTTTTTGTCAGATAATGAAGTCAAGGGTGACTTTGATTTAGTTGCTGGTTTGGATTTTACACCAAATCAAGAACTACATATTTACTCTGATGAGAATCTCATACAATCGACTTATCGTGGATTTATTCAATCAGACAATAGGTCCTCACGACCTGAAGTATATACTATTCCAGAATTAGATTTAAGAAACCTTGGCATTCAACAAGGTTCTTACTCATTAGTATATAACTTTCACCATAACATAGTAGAGAACCTAAAAATATTAGAAATATCATCTGATAGAACTGAGATTAAGGTTGAATACGATAGTAACGCTGATAACAATTTAGTTCCACAAGCATTATCCGATAGAGGTGTTAATGCGTTTGACACAAATGGTGTAAAAAAAGACTTCGTTATAAACTTTAAAAATAATAATATCTATGATATTGTTAATATGGAGTTTGATGGTTTACGAGTTGGAGTGGTTACTGAAACATTATCATACCCAACTTCGTTCTTTTCTGAGGCAAATGGTCAAAATTCACAACCAACTACATTTGTGCCATTCGATAGTACATTCGAAGGGTCACTTGGTCGTTGGAGAACTATGGTTGAGGTCATAACACCTGCTATTGGACAATCATCTAATGACTTTGGTAAGTTAACGGGTCGGTTTAGAAAGTATGCACTAAACCAAAATCCAGATGGTACACTATTTTGGCAAGCAGGTCAAAAGATATTCAATCAACAAGTTCCAGATGATTTGGCAACAAACGAGGTTGATTTACAAGATGCTATTAATAATAACGATGATATATTTGTACAAACTCTAAGTCCTAATGCTTTAAACTTAACCTACAATCGATTTGATAATAGTGTGGATACAATCCAATCTATTACTTTCAAATTGAATCGACCATTGGGTGAAGATATTGCAGAGAATGATATTGGTGATTTAGATGCTCGTATTATGAAGTCTTGGGTTGAGAAGATTATTGCATTCCCAAGTATCCAAAACGAAGATAGACCAGACTTCTCTGAACCAGACTTCTCATTAGATATGTCTGATTACAAAGGAGCCGATGGTGTTGATTGGCAGAATTGGAATTCATTATTAGATGTAAATGCAACAACATCACAACAACTAATAAACAAATACTTTAGTGGGTCTCTTGGAAATGTAACTCTAAATATAGATTACTCAGACTTCCAAAACTTTGTACACTTCTCTTCAGCAACTGAACGAGTTGATAACTTTAAATACAAACTGCAACAAATAGAAACCTATGATGCACGTATAAACACATTGGAAAGTGTAAGTGGGTCAGATGCACTTACAAACATATCACAATCAATGGTTCGTAGAGATAGAATCATCGGTGGGTTCGATGACTTTGAAAAGTATCTATACTACGATACTGATGCAAACATATATACCCATTGGTCTTCTTCTGATTATACAATAGAACCATATCCAAAACAAAGCACATACCCACACATTCTAAGAAGTACAACTTCAAACGAAGGTGTGAATTGGTACAATGGTGTATATGCATCAGCATCCCTATATGATGAGTTCAATGATGCACAGCTTCGTAAAATGATTCCAATTCATCTTAGGAATGATGAACGTAACGAAGAGTACACCACATTTGTGGATATGATTGGTCAGCACTTTGATATCCAATGGACTTACATCCAATCATTAACCACTATTAACGAAAGAGAAGAACACCCTAAAGATGGTATGGCAGATGACTTACTAAAGTCAATTGCTGATTCATTGGGTTGGAAACTATCAAACGGATATTCAGATGTATCACTTTGGAAATATGCTTTAGGGGTTGAGTCCGATGGTACGTTAAATCAGACTGGCACATTAAAGTCTAAGTCACGAGAAGAGATTACAAAAGAAACTTGGAGAAGGATTGTAAATACAATTCCTATGTTATACAAGACCAAGGGGTCTGCAAGGTCAATCAAGGCATTGTTATCATCATATGGAATTCCACAAGCATTCTTAAAGATTCGTGAGTGGGGTGGTCCTGCAATCTCAACTCGTAAGAACGTTTACGAACACGAGAGATTTGTATACAAATTACAAGCATCTCCATCTAAGTACATCTCAAACCCTTGGGATGGTATCCAATCCGATAGACCAAACTCGATTGAGGTAATTGGTAAAATGCCACAAGGTAATTACCACATCCTACGATTGAGTGATGGTAGTGATAATGTAGATTATTTTTGGGATTACACCAACGAGACTGCAAGAATTAGATTGAGTGTAAATGATACCGATATTATTTCATCTTCATATGTTCCTTACAAACAACGTAAGGAAGTTGCAATGGTTTTAACTTCGGGTAGTATTGAAATCAATGCAGCTTGGGTTGATGATTGGGGTGAGGTGCTTGCTAATCCACAAGCAACCTTGAGTGGTAATAACTCTACATTCAATTCAGTTTGGACATCTACTGGTACTCTTAGAGTTCCAGGTCCAACTACCGATGCTAACGTAAACTCATATGAAACTGCAAGTATCCAAGAGGTTAGGTATTTCCGTGACTCAATCACAAATGAGATTACTACGGAGCATGCAAAGAATAGAGAAGCATACTTTAGTGATGACAATACAACTGACTTAGACATCGACACTTCGTTTGATAAGTTAATGTATCGTATATTCCCCGATAGTTCGTTTGCTACTACATCAAGTTATATTAGGTCGATACACCCAAACCAAGAGTTTACTCAGTCGGATAGTGGATTGGTCTTATCTGCATCTTTAGTAAATATGGCACCATTGGATTTGGTGGGTGAGGTTGATACTCAGTTCGTAACTGTACCATCTATGGGTGCATTGAATTTGATGAATAACAAAATCAGAATTGAATCAGCATCTCTAAAAGGTACATTAAATCCTGACAAGTCAAACGAGATTTCTCAATATGATTATGCACCAATTGACTCAAACCTATTAGGGACATACTTTACCACAACCGATACTGTGAATTTTGATATCTACAATTCAGAAGGATACTTCGAAGCAGATGATTGGGTAGGTGACCCTGACAAGAGATACAATGAAGATTACCCTATACTAAAATATAGAGCAAAGAATTACTTCCAAAAATACACAAGTGGTACTGCGTTGGATTTGATTATGGATATGTTATCGAGATACGATATGTCGGTATTCGACCAAATCAAACAATTAATACCAGCACGTGCTGATTGGCATAAAGGTATCTTAATAGAACCACACGTATTTGAAAGAAACAAATATCAACGAGACCGTGGTATCACAATTTCAAGACACCACTATGATGGTGTGATTGATATTGGCACAAATATTATCACAGCAAGTAGAAACGATTATGGATTAACCAGTGGTTCAAAAAGACCGGATGGTGTTGTAGACCTTTACGATTATAGAGCATCTACATACCAATACCAACTCGCAGTATTAAGTGGTTCTACATATGTGAATAGAACAAACGGATATTGGGAATATTCTCCAACTGGTTCTACAATTTTGAATGCAAAGACATCTACCATCTACCAAGAACCAAAATACTTCTTTAGTTCAAAGGAAGATGCCGAGACCTTGACTCCAAACTCAACATCGTTCCACTATGCCGAAGTTCAAGATACGAGATTACCTCTATCATTTGAAAACCTATATTATAATGGTTGTAGAATAACAAGTGATTCACTAACAACTGATTCTGAAGATACACCCGATGGTGGTCCAGTTGTAGAGATTACAACAGTTGACCCTAATGTATTGGTATTCTCAGGTCAGAGTGGTGATACATTATCTACTGAAGATAATACGAGACAAAAAGTGGTGAGAGAGATGCCTACTGATGAATTGGTTTCAGTTCAGAAGGATAGAGAACGTAGAGTAAAACCAATACCATCAAGAGCTGCTGAATCGGAGACTGTAAAACCACTCCCATTCTTAGTTAGAAATAGTAAACCGAAGCGTAATATACGTGAGGATAGAACATCAAATATACTAAATCGTGTATTAAGAAGAACACGAAGAGGTTAAAAAGATAAAAAACCATATTTATATACACAAACAATAGGAAAGCACTATGGGATTTTTAGATAATTCATCAGTAACAGTAGACGCAATTCTCACCAAAAAAGGTAGAGAGTTGTTGGCACAAGGTCGTGACAAGTTTCAAATCACTCAATTTGCATTAGCAGATGATGAGGTTGATTATGAACTTTGGAATCCGGCACACTCATTAGGTTCTGATTACTATGGTATCGTAATCGAGAATATGCCAGTGATTGAAGCAATCACGGATGAGAACTACGCAATGAAGTATAAACTACTTTCATTACCAAAATCAACAACAAGGTTACCTTACATTTCGGTATCACCAACTACAATCACATTAGATGAAGGTGTACAAAACACCGTAATCGCAGTGACTACTAAGAATGGTGGTAATGAAAACTTGGGTTACACTGCGATACTACTCAATAGTGATGCAGGGTCTATTAGTGGTAACCCTGGAATTCCTGGTAATGTTACTCCAATCATTAATGTTGGGTCATACAATACTGCACAATCTCAAACGGTTGTAGGTAAGAATCAATTTACATTCCAATCGGCAGCAAATCTACCAAACGACACTGCAATTACAACTCGTGTTATTATCATTGGTAACGAGACTGGTGGTAGAACTGAGATTGATGTAACTGTTAACCCAGTACGTGATGCACAAACTAATGTGGTTGTTGTACAATCTCCAAGATAATTAAAAGGAAAGTAAGATGGCAATACAAGAAATAGGTGGTAATAGTGGTAGACTTGGTGGTGGTACGGGATTACCAGGTGGTAGTTCAGGTGCATCATCAACTGGAAATATCGGAGGTGGGTCTGCATTAGCAAACGCACTATCAAATAGAGTATCAGTAGCACAACTAACCGCTGAAGATGTTTCAACTGATGCAACTCCAATTATCCCAGCAGGTGCATACGATTACGGAAGTGGTAAAGTTTACACTGCATTCACAGTTGAAGATATCGTTGAAGGAAACACTCAGAGAGTAACTCGTGGTTTGTGGAGTGGTAACGTTGGTGAACTAACTTCGTTTTGGACTTCATCATATCAGTCTGCTACTCAGAAACAATACTACTACGAAATCTACAATGGTGACCCAACTGACTCCACTAAAGAAGCTCAGTTCTCAATTGCATATGGACACTACGCAGGTAGTGGTTCTTTAGGTGCTAATGAAGATTCACCTTCAAATGCAATCTACTCACAATTCCAACAAGTATTACTTCCAGCATCTCAAACAACATTTACCTTTGGTGATGTAACACAAGATGATGTTTACGTAATCTCAATCAATAGAGCACGTATCAAAGATAAGTTAGACCCAGGGAATTGGGAATTGGTATTGTCTGGTTCGAGTGGTGAAACCCTAAGACTT